AGCGCGCTTCCTGTCCCTGATGGATCCAGACATAGTTCCGTCAAATTTAATTATTAGAATGAGCTCGCATATGATTGATCAAGATCCCGTGAAATTCTGGCCGTGGACGTCGACCGTGACTTCAGGCCACAACGCCAGCTGTCCGGCACCCAAACAAGGCAACCAGTGCGGAAGCTGCCGAGCCTGTTGGTCTCGAGATGTGAAGACCGTGAGTTATGGCAAACATTAAACCTGAAAATCTACACGCAGAAAATACGAACCGGTTCGGGGACCAAGGTTCAAGCTCCAAGCCTCACGCGCCCCGGCCCAAGCAGCAAGCTTCAAGCACCAAGCCTCAGGCTCCAAGCCTTCATGAGCTCGCGAAAAAATTTCCGGATAAAACCTATAGAGAATTAGAAAGCATCAAGCATCAAGCGACAAGCTCAAAAGTTTTTTGAATAGCAATCCAATCAGTAGGGGGCCATGGACCATGGCCTTTGTCTAAAAGTTCCTGGATCTCGGATCCTGGAACAAGTTTTAAGGCACTCGGACCGAGGGCCTTAATAAGGATAAATGTATTCTTCGGATGGGACTTATGGAAGGCAATTTGGTGAGGAGAAAATTTAACTTTGTTCCCCTTTGTGACTTTTAGTTCAACAGTAAAAAAGTGCCCAGAAGTATTGTACCCCAATACATCAGGCATACCAAGTAAGCTAAGGTTTTCAATACGACTAAGGATGATGGAACATGTATTTTTTCGAAGATCTTGGTATAATTTTCTTTCTGGGGCCATAGCATTTTCAAGGTTACTCCGGTATTTCAGGAGCACGAATAATTTGTCTCTTGTTGGGTTTAAAAACTACACGAATAGTACTATTTCCAATGAGGTTTGACTCCTCTACATCTATTCGTTTAATCTCTTCTAAATAAGGTCCGACCTTCATATAAATCTTTGCATTGTTAATTGCATTTCCTTTTTTACCATCAATGAAATGCTCTAAATAATTCATTAAATCTTTAATGTACATGTCACATACCACTCTTTCTTAATCTGTCAAGTTGATCTTCAATTTGTTTAGTTAATTTTTTATTATCAATATGAAGCTCTAATTTTTCCTGCTCAATAGCAGTAATTTCTCTCCTAAGATTCCCATTTAATTTTTGATGTGATTCATTAATCAACTCTAATTCTTGAATACGTTCTAGCTTTTTCATCATAAGTTTATCTGCTTCCTTTTGTCGAACATCATCAGCTAAAGCATTCGCCAGAGCTTCCTCTGCCTCTTCTGCTCGTTCCTTCCAATACCTATGGTAATCAATTTCTTTACCTTTCTGATTCATGTTGACAATATAGGATAGTTACCTTAAATTGTCAATATGGGTGTTCCAAAAAGATTAACAGAAATGCAAATGAGATTTGCTGAATTTGTAGTATTCGGCGGAGCAGATGGTCCTATGACTCAAACTGAAGCGGCCGTTGCTGCTGGGTATAGTCCAACTAGGGCTAGGCAAGAAGGATCAGAATTAATGAATCCTAGGTTATCACCATTAGTAGCTCAATATATTGGTAAACTAAAAGAAGAAAGACTGAAGAAATTTGAAGTTACTTTCGAAGGTCATCTGGCTGAATTGGCTCGTTTACGTGAAGCAGCTCTGAAGAAGGGTTCATTCTCTTCTGCTGTAAACGCTGAAGCGAATCGAGGCAAAGCAGCAGGGTTATACATAGACAGAAAAATAATAAAACATGGAAAACTAGAAGACATGACAGAGGAACAACTAGAAGCCAAAATGAAACAAATTTTAGACGATTACGCACCATTATTAAATGTTACTCCCAGTTCAAAGCCGCAAAAGCAATCAGGCAAAAAAGTAGAAAACATAAAACAAAACCAAAAGACATCTAATGTGGTATTAAAGTTAGGAAATAAAGACATCCCAACAAAAAAATAACCATCCCTACGAAATAAATATTATCTGGATTAAACATTCATCTTCCTCATGTTAGTTAAATAATCTCTAGGAAACATTATATATTATATTTCCTGAAATACATAGCCGTGTTTGAGAAGTACCATAAAAAGGGTAGGCCGAATGGCGCAATTTAGAAGGAAACATAATCATACTGCCTTCATCTTCTTGACTTAATTGAATTCTATGAAACATAGGTGCTCCAAAAACATTCATATAAGTAAATTCAAAAGTTCCCGCACACTGATCCTTCTTGTTCCGACTATCATAGGGAATTTTCATCCAAATAGAATAACTATAAATCCCGTCGTGAATATGATTGGGAATAAACTCACCTTGATGTTGAACATTAACCCATGGTTTTGCTAGAGCATAAGGAGCATCTTTGCTAAGAATTCCCATGTTACCCAGATCGGGGAACTGTTCATCGTAATAATTCTTTGTTTCAAAAACAAATTCAGCTAAATTTTTTATATTTTCTGGATTAGAAAGATAATAATGAGGAGTTACGCCCGGTCCTGTTAACCCTGAAATCATACTAGGATTTTTCTTTTTAGCTTTCTTACACTCCTTTAATAAACTTTGATAAAGCTGAGAAGGAAGTTTTCTACGTACAAATCCAAAATTATTAAGCACAACTCGATGGGGTTTTTCGTTAAATGAATTAGACATTAATCTTCTCCATCTTAATTATACAACCTCTCGGAAATATATTTCTATCAGAGTATGCCTCATCTTTGTTATCATAACTAGCGAAAGTCCAAACAAATTTCTTGGTTATTTTATAAATATAAGCAAGAGTTACCATTTTTGCACATTCAAACTGGTTAAACTCCTCAGGACTGGCATGACTGGCATCCCCAGTGATGTCGAGCCAGGTTATACGATAAAAATAATATCTCTTTTTTCCAATGTTTATGCGCCTTTTTTGAGATTTCTTCCGTGCCATGTGTTTTCCTTGTTCTCCAATCTGCCATATACAGCAAAAATATATTTTTTTCTATTTTATTTATCAGCAAAAAAAGTCTGGCAAGCTGGCATTTTTATATAAAATATATAGATTATCTATATATATCAATGACTTACGTCTGCCAGTAAAATCCAAAATTCTGCCACTCCTGCCAACCTAGAAAAAAAACCCGCGTAAAACGATCATTTTTCCTATAGAATCTCATGGAATCATCTAGATTTCTGCCACTGGATTCTATGGGATAGCTCTGTTTGCCTAATTGTTGCCATAAAAGCGCCTAAGTTTAGACATCTTCTCGTCACAATTCGCCGCAATTCCCAACTGTTTGTCAATAGCGCCGGTTATGTCTTCATGGTCCACTATGACACCGTTGCGATCACCTGCGACAAGCATATCTATCTTCAATAATGCATCTTCCATTTGAGATGTATATCTACTGATTAATGCTTTATAGATGCGTTCTCTCATATTACCTCCTTAAAATGCCCAACTAACAAATGAATATCTAATTCCTTTGGTGATATCCTTTACCTCATGAGGATATATAAAGTTGGAAGGAAATATTAATATATCTCCTCTGATTAGTTTAACTTCTTTTCCTCTAATCATAAACTCTCCACCTTCATAATTATCATTTAATAATCCTACAATCGAGAGTATTGGTATTCCTTTCATTGTGCCATCAAACATACTTTGAATATGATCGTAATGAGTACGCATCTTAGTTCCTTTAGTATATTTATTAAATCTGACCTGAGTTAATCTTTGAATCCATGATGGTCTGCAATGGTCTTCTGGCCAGGAAACTTTGTTCTGGTAGGCCATAACAGCTTTCATAATAATTGGACCTAAAGTATTAAATTGTTCTTTTGTTGAATAAGTTGTGTCTAATTCCTTTTGAGCACCAGAATATTCTGATTCTTTTTGTCCGTAAGTTGACCATTTATGTTTAGCCCAATCATGTTTTTCGCTTTCTCTGATAAGAGATTTGCAAAGCTGCGTGGGTATTACATTTGCTGTGATTACAAAATCATCTACGCTGTTCATCAATATCCTCGAAAATTAAATGAGTGGATTCACCTTCTACTCCTAGTTCATTAAAACAAAACGCATTAAAAGCGAGACAGTATCTACTTTCTTTTTTAACATTCACAGGTACAGAATGTCTCAAACCACTAGGGAAGAGAATTACATCACCTGATAAAGGTTTAAATTGAAATGCATCACTATTTAGTCTGGTATGTTTATCTATAGGTGCTCTGATTCTATTGGGCTCATTTTTAGTAAAAGTGATTGAAGCATGTTCTTCATTTCTAAAATAAAATACTCCACTAACTAAACTATTAGCGTGTGTATGCTCATGAGTAAAACTTCCATAGGGATTACGTTGTACCCAGGCCTGTGTAATAGAAAGTTTTTGTTTGGTTCCTAAGACAGTATTTGAATATATATCCAAGGACTCCAGAATAAATTCTTTTATTTTTGAAAGTGATGGGTGCTTTAATAAGTAGGAGTCCTTACTTCTGAAAGCTCCGGTTACTTGTTGATCTTGATAATCTAAATTTCTAATATATTTAAATTCTGTTTTAAAATCTTCCTTATAACTACGCACATATATTGTGGTAGGAAATATCATTAATAAATCTCCCTGGGGATTTCTTTCTACCATAGCTTCTTAGCCATATCTCCTTTTCTAGCTTTATCTAGTCTGCCTGCTTCTTTCTCGAACTCTTCCATTAAATCTTTTGTATCTACATTTGCCTGTTCTTTTTCATCATGCTTAATGTTGTAATATTGATCCAGTCTTTTTAAAAATTGGTGTTGATACTTCCGTAGATCTGCATCTTGAAATCTATACTCTTGAAAATATAAATCTGGCGTGCAAATCATAATAATACCTTGGCGTATGTTGCTGCCATAAACATGATTGTGGGCCATAGCGTAGGCTGCAATTTGAAGAAAATAATCTTCAATCCAATCTCTTTGCTTAGGTTTGTTTGCTTGTTTGAAATCGACAATGGTTTCCATGCCGTTATGTTCACAGACTAAGTCTGTTGCTCCAGCATATAAACCTGGGTAGTATAAAGTTACTTCTGAACCATAGTATAGTTCAACAGGAAGTAATCCTACTTCAATAATTTTTTGAGCCATCGGCTTAGCTTCTTGGCCGATCGGGGTAAGATCTTCATGCCCTTGTTGTGTGACATATTTCTCCAAGAACTTATGCATGGCACTGCCCCTGAGACTCGAATGGTTGGCAATTCTCTCCGCTTCATCATATCCTACTTTTTGTTTCCAGCGCTTTATATATTGATCATCTTTAGTTTTTGCAAGTATCGTAGTGACGCTGGGTAGGCGCGCGCCTCTAATTTCATAGTGCCGTGATCCGTGTTCCGTGGTCATCGTACCCCGGTGGTAGGAGTATTTGTTATTTTTTTTCATGCAGCGCCTCTCCAAATTTTCCTTCCCAGGACCATGATCCGTGGTGCGCGGTCCACGACTCAGTGTTCGCGAAAATTTTAAAACCCGCCTCCCGAGCCAATTGGCAGAAGGAAACGTCTTCTCCCACACTATAACCTTTGTCAAATTTAAAATCAAAGAAGTTATAATAATACTCATGATCTTCTCCCGGTTTCATCATCACTGGGTTTTTAATTTTTAAATGAGGGAAATTTTTTATAATTTTTTTAAAGACTTCTTTTTTAATAAGCATGAGGCCCGTGGGCCCTGCTTTCAGTTCAATCAAACCATTTTCTACAACCATAGGCTCAACAAATTCAACGGTATAGATGTTTTTCGACGTGTCCTCCGACTTAACTCTGTATGGGGTACAGATAATATCTTTTTTAGGGACCAGCATGCGGATAACCGCTTCGGGTTTGAACTCAACATCGGAATCAATAAACAATAGATGAGTGTAAGGCGAGACCATAAACAAAGAGGTAAGATAGTTCCGGGCTTGATGGATCAAAGGGGATTTCATTGTTTTAATACCCACAGAGATACCGCTCTTTGCTAGTTGTTGAATAAGATCAATGATAGAGATCATCGTGCCGATCTTCACCGAGTCATAACACGGCATGGCAATATAGACGCTAGGTTTTAGTTGTGTGGACAGTGATTCTTTTTCCATTCGCGATATCCTTCCGCCCAAGACTGATTGGGTAAATGTTCATTAAGTTCATTATTAATAAATTGTATTCGGTGTTTAAGCCCATCAATGGTCGTGTGCATCCAACCACAGTCATGCGGTTGAAGTTGTGATTCGAACCATTCAATGGTTTTCTCGAGAACTTCTATTTCATTATATTTTTTGTTCATACTTTGTAAAACGTATACTTTAACGTTAACTCTTCTCCTTTCTTTATAGGTTTGATTGTTATTAAATTAAATCTGCTAACATTATAGACAGGTTGATGATCTTCGGTTGTAAAGTTAAGTTTAACCTTCTCACAATTAGGTTCTTCACTATGATTAATGAAGCCTCCTAACGGGGTTCGAATCGTTGTCTTACCAAATTGTAAGTGTGTCATACCGAAGTTGGTTCCTACAGGTATCTTCTCTTTAGCGAATAGACCGATATCATGAATATCTGAAAATCCTAAATGTAATTCTTTGGGTAAGGGTTTATAATTCATTGACGCCACATTATTTATGTTTAACGTTTCTTGCTGGATCTCCCACGTAATTCATTCTAGAATCTATATCAAACAAAACATTTC